CGTCCGTATAGAGAGTAGCACTCAAAATTATCGCCCATCCTTCGGAACCAATCCCGGTCGAGTTGAGCCAGCTTGCGGAAGGGGATGAAGGGAAGGTTCTTTCCATTCTGCTGAACTCCTATGACCCGCACAATCTGCGGCCAGATGGATGCGAGGTTGGCGTAGACCAACTGGTTTGGGTTGGTGCCCATGGTGAACGCCTGCACAGTCTGCTGCTCCATCGCGGCCACCGACCGCTGGGCCTGTGTGACTATGGCCCGAGCGAAGGTTCGACCATCGAGGGTGTTGGGGGGCACAGCGGTGGAAAGCCCAAGGGCCTCCGAATCCCGCACCCGCGCCAGCAGCGCATCAACCAGTGCTTGAGTCGTCGTCGCCATCGTCGCCGCCACAGACTACCAACTGAATGATATCCCACGCCACCGCGCTGGCTATGTTGCCGAACAGCGTGGCGAAGAAGAGAATCAAAAACACAGTGCCGCCGCCAAGTTCCATTACCTACTCCACTGGCTATAAATCAAGTCTCGGGCGGTCACGATGTCGCCGTCATCCAAGTAGTCTTCGCCATCCGCGTGGTATGTCTCAATCTCCCCGTCATCGCTGCCGCGGTCAGCCGCAATTGCTCTGGCAATGTGATTCTCCCAAATCGTCCGCTGACGAGCTTCAAGGTTGCTGTAAAGCTCTGCGAGTTCCCGGTTCGGCGGGACAGCCGCCGCCGCCTCATTCGCCTTCATCCGGTAGATGTCCACAATCGCCCCTTCCCGTAGGATGTACGAGTCCACCTCTGGCGGCAGTTCCGACTTCGGCCCGAGGTCCTCTGGCACAACCCACGCAAGAACCACGTAGGTCTCAGGGATGTTGCTAGGCGGGTAGATTTGTAGGAGCTTGCCGCGGTTTGCGGCTAACGCAGACAGCCCCACGTTTCTAGCTGCTTCACACCAATATCTTGGGAACGGCCCAACCATAAGCCGCCTTGCGAACCGCACATCAATCCACTCAAGAGAGCGTTGAATGAGGCTTCGGAAGCGCCGAGGATGTCGTATGCCGGATACCCAGCGGACCGACGGGTCGAGAGGGATGAAGCGTTGCAGAAGGATGAAGCCGCCTGCGGCATTGGTGTCGTCAGCGTAAGGAGCCTCAAGCGTGAGCGTCTGGCCGGACACCTCCACGACCGTGTACCAGTTGTACTGGACCCGGACCTGCCAGCCCACATGCTGCGGACCGAAGGCCGTGCCGGTGCCCACTGCCGTGGCACTCCCCTGCGTGACCGCGAGGGTGCCAGTGGTGTATGGGGCCGGGACGAAGACGTTAATCTCGGTCCGAAGTTGCTTGAGTTTTGTGCGGGAGACTAGCTCAGTGTACCGCTGCTTGACGAAGTCGCAAACGAAAAGGAATGACACGTTGAGGTCCACAGCCGCGACCGCAAGCCGGGCCACGTCCTCGATAGTTGCCATGACTTACCTCTTCTTGCTGTACTTGCCAGCGTTCTTAAGCGAACCTTTCTTGTAGGACTTGCCCTCGGGATACTTCCCGCCGTGCTTAGCTTCCTTGCGTTTCTCACTCATCATTATCGCGACTGCCTGCTTTCGGCTTTTGACAGGTTTGCCGGAACCCCCGGACTTGAGGGTTCCGTGCTTGAACTTGTGCATGACCTTCGAGCTTGGCATTACACCACGAGCGCACCCGGAGCCAGCGGCTTGTATCGGATGGTCCACTGCACGCGGCCAGTGCCGCCGTCAGAGCCGACACACGACACGCGGATGACGCCCGGGGCGCAGACGAAGTTGATGGGAACCGTGGTGCCGGTGCCAATCAAGATGCCCGCGGTGGTCAGGGCCATGGCGGTTGCAAAGGACGTGGATAGCGAGATTAGGTCTCCCGCAGCCGCTGCGTTTAGGTCAGTGGTGGCGCATAGGTCGGTGGTTGAGCCGCCAACAGTCGGCACCCAAGTCAGCTTGGTGGCGTTGGCCACAGCGCCGATGACCGTGGTGATTCGACCGGTGATAGACAGAACCTGAATTGGCCCGCCGATGATGGTGAAGACGTTGCCAGTGGTGCCCTGCGGAAGCGCGAGGGTCTTAGACACCGACTGCTCAGCCCCACCCAAAGTCCCGCACGGCGAAACGTCCGGGCTAACGAAGGTGCTGGTCGAGACGTAGGTTTGCAGCGGCACACCAGTGGCCGTGGTCAGCGGGTTCGCAAGGTTCCAGCCCGCCCCGTAGAAGTTCGTGGTGGCCGTGGTGACGTTGTTGATGTTCGCGGTAGAGAATGAGCCTTTGATGTTGAGGTTGGTGAGGCTATGGTGGTCGCCGCCATTGATGCGAATCGCTTCGGTCTTGGCAGAGCCGGTGGTAGACTCGTAGTAGGTCCAGCCAGAGATGGTCAGGCGGTTGGCCGCGGTAGTCGTGAGCAACTGAATCAAAGACGCAAGGCCCGCGTTATCGAAGTACTCCGCATTGACGATGGTGCAGTCGCTACCAGACACCGAGACGCCAGCAACCAATGCGTCGATGTTATTGGTGAAGCGGGGGCCAACCAACGTGACGTTGTTCGCCGTGATGGTGAACTGCGCCGCGGTGGAGGTCAGGAAGTTGATGGTTGCCCGGTCCGACTGCGAACCGCAGAAGTACACGGTCACGCCATCGGCGGTGCCAGTAGCCGCAGTCAACGCCGCTGCGCTTGCCACGTTCTCCACATGCCCGGGCATGACTACGATGATGTCGCCGTTGTTCGCGGTACAAGCCGAGAAGGCTTTGTTCAGCGTCTTGAAGGGCGAAGCCGGGGTGGTCCCGGTGTTGCTGTCCGAGGCCGCGTTCAACGAACTCTGGACGAAGTAGACGTTGCCCGTATGGCAGGTGAATGACGGGCCAGTGCGGCTCGCCAGTCCGGGCACGTCGAAGATAACCGGAAGGGTCGGTTGGGTGTTGACTGCACTGGGCATTGGGGCAAACTCCTATTGATTACGCGTGGCCGATGACAGTTGGGGTTGCACCCGGTACGCACTGGCCAGATGCCATGTCCGCTGCCAGTACGTGGGCTGCGGTGATGGCGTGGACGCCCGAGGCGATTACTAGCGTAGTGCCCAGCAAAGCGCCTGTGGACGAGGTCAGGATGGACATGGCCGGGTTAGGCCCTGCGCTCAGGTTGTTCAGGTAGCACCACTTCACCAAGATGTTGACGAACGCGGTGGTGATGTTGTTGATAACCCCGGTCGAGAAGGTGCCGGTGATGGACACGTTCTGGAGCACGTGGTTGTCGCCGCCCACGATTCGGATGGCTTCGGTCTTGGTCGTGCCGCCGCCAGTCTGGTCCTCGTAGTAGTAGTAGTCGAGGATGCGGAGGCGCTTCGCAGCCGAGGTAGTCAGAATCTGGATGAGCGTGTTCTTGGCCGCGCCGTCCCGCCACTCGCAATCGCGGAGCGTGAAGTCGGCACCGGTCACGGACATACCAGTCACCAACGCGTCGATGGAGTTGGTGAATAGGAAGCCCGCCATGGTGACGTTGGCCGCGGACACGACAATCTTCCCTGCGGTGTTGGTGAAGTTGCAGGTCGGACGGTCCACTTCATTACCGAGGCCGATGATGGTCACGCCTGCGACGTTCAGGAGCAGGGACGTGGCCGAGGTGATAGTCTCGACGTGCTGCGGGCCGACGTAGATGACATCGCCGTTGTTGGCAATGCAACGGCCAATGGCAAAGTTAAGGGTCTTGAACGGGCGCAGGGGGTCGCCGCCGTTGCTGCCAGCAGCATCGGAAGCGGTCGCGAGCGCGCTGTTCACATAGAAAACTTGGCTACCCGGCCCCGGCGTAGAGGTCGAAGCGTTGACATTGGACGAGACAGTTCCCGGGCCAAGCAACCCATACAGCTTCCCATACGCCCCATCCGGGGTAGTCGGGCCAATCAGGTTCGAAGGCATTGCGTTATCCTACCTTTGGCAGTTGATACCCAAGGGCGACCGCCACGGCCATAACCAACCGCGCCGCGGTTGCATTGTCGTAGTCTTTCAGCAACCCATAGGCCGCGCCGTTGAGCGCAAAGTCAGTGGTGTCCTTATCCGGGGTGAATGACACAGTCAACACCCCGGTGTCGGGATTAAACTTTGGGTCTACCGCTTTCATCAGCCGGTACTCCCGTCAACACCCCTCCACTGCGCCCACCAAGCCACGAGGCGGAAGTAGATGGTGAACACCGCGTTCTTGGTCCAAGGGTCGTCGAAGGAGTCGAGGATGGGCATGGTGCGCCATGCGAAGTTCAGGTCGTGCTCGCCTTTCTTCGCCAGCAGCCACCAAGCGGAAACGCTCGTCAGGTAATGGGAAACCATGTAGACGAAGTCTTCGGGCACCAGCGAGTTGACCTCGTTGTTCGCCGTGAAGGGCTTCATCGTTGAGCCGAGAATTTCCCGCGCCGTGAACAAGTTGTTGGCGTGGATGAGGAAATTCGTCGGGTGCATGATTTGGGGCAGCCCGCGCTCATTCAGCAGCGCGTGGTAGCGGAGGATGCTGCCTTGAATCCCTGTGATGGAGAAGCCAACGTCCGGCGAAGGCCGGTTGGCCTGCGTCGGTCCACCGGGCACGAAGCTGGCGTGCGAGGTACTGCAAAGCGCCTCACCAGACTTGAAGCCGGGGAAGGAGGTGGAGAACGCGTCGTTCGCCACAGCCCACGCGGTGACTTCCTCGCGGTTACGGCCACTGCGCGCCAGTTCCGCGGCGGTGTCCCGCATCACGCCGTACTGCTCGTCTTCCCAAAGCTCGTAGGTGAACTCCGCGGCAAGTCCGAACGGCGTGGCTTCCACAGTGATGGTGTTTCCCATGACCGGCGCATCCAGCACAAACGCGGTGCCTTCCGGCTTGGAGGGAACGGTGCCCAGCCCAGAAACCTGTCGGCTAGTCGCCGGGTTCCACGGGAGGTCCTTCATGTTGAAGACGGCGGGGTACTCAGGCGGACGTTCCTTACCGACTTCCTCGTAGACTTCCCACACCTCTGGGCCGATGAGGCCCGAGAATGCGGTGCGTCCGGCAACTGATACAGGCATGACTTAGCTCCTTGAGATTATCCGAAGATGGTGATGGCGTTGCGGAACACGAAGTACACACGCCCGTTGACGGTGCCCACGGCGTCCTTCAACGCGACGATGGTCACGACTTTGTTACCCGCGTCCGACTGGTCGATGAACCACAGGCCAGACGAACCGTCCTTCTCGATGGAGAACTGCCCACCGACCATCGCTTGGGTCAGGGCCAGCGTCTGGGTAGTGTCATCGCAGTTCGCTTCGAAGATGACGCCCGGCATAGCCAGAGCCACGAGAGTGTTCGGGGACGTGTACGGGGGCGGGGTGTTGGCCACGCCGAGGCTGGACAGGTTCTGTCCGTCTTGGCAGGCCACGCCGACGATGACTGCGGTGCTTGGGTCGTTGGATGCTTCGGAGATGCCCCCCGAAGAGTACACGACGACCGCCCCGGCCTTGAAGGTTTTGCTTGCGCCTTCGGGCAGGGACTCCAGTGGAATGTCAAGGCCCCCAAGAGTCCGAGCGGCCTTCATGGGCTGATATGCGACAGCCATTTGTTATCTCCTTCCGATGGCGCGACCGAGGGGCAGGCCCTTGATATTGCCTGTCTTTGCATCTTCGCCAATGTTGTGGATGGCCATGGAGGCCAGCATTTCTTGTTCGTAACGGGCCGGGTCAGCGCCGCCACGGCGGGCGCGGTCCCGGAAAATGTCGTGCGGGTCGCCCTCAACCGCGTAGGCTCGGACGTACTTGGGATTGCGCTCAGCGGCTTCGAGAAGCCCCTCGGCAATGCCCATTTCCCTTGCCCGATTCTGCCGGTCGATGCAGGCGTCAATTGCTTCTTTGGTTTCGATAGGCGCTTTGGCAAGAATGGTGTCGCCGTTGCGTCGATAGGATTGTGCGTCCAGCATGTTCCGGCACTCCGGGTCTTTCCCCCGGACAATCTGGTAGCCGGGCACGCGGGTGCCAAGGTAGCGGCTAGCGCGGGTGAGAAGCTCGTTCACGCTCCGCATGTCATCGCGAACCCAGACGTAGTGGTAGTCGGGGAGCGCGCCGATGACTTCGAAGCCGCCGAGCATGGGGTTGTAGTTCCGAGCGATTTCGTTATCGATTTCCAAATCGTTCGGGTCGTAGGCCCCAGCGGTGGCCTCTTTGGCCTCCATCTCTTCGGCCAGTTGGTCCGTCACAATCTTTTTGGCCTCATCCTTCGCGTGTCCCGCGGGCATGTTGGCCGGTATGAGCTTGTCTGCCATGGTCTTAATTCTCCTCTATTCTGTCACAAGTCGGTGAGTCTGTCAAGAGCTTTTGTTCTGGTGCTTCTGCCGGGCCTCAGCGTAGGACTTGTAATCCTTGAAGCGGCCCATGGACATCTTACTGGCCCATTCGTCCCAGCCGCCACGGGCTTCTACCGCCGCGCACTGCTGGTCGGTTAGGCCCAACTCAGACGGCGTGGGCACGCCCTCGACCTTGAAGTCCCGGCCACGACCGTGCGGGCTGGGGCGGGTGGGGGCGTCGTCGCGGACCGCCTGACGGACTGCTGCGTCCACTTTCTTCTGCACAATCTCCCCGAGGTGCTGGGAGACCACGAAGTCGTGGGCCATTTTGATTGCGTCGGGATGGGCACGCACGTTCGCGGGCATCCTCTGCCGGTACGCCTCAATCTCGTCCCGGTAGTCGTTTAGGTACTCAAGCTCCTTGGCCACGACCCGGTTGGAGATGGCTCCCATGGTGTCAAGGCCGGTCTGGGTAATCTCGTCGAGCCTACGGTTGATGTTCCGCATCTCCTTGGCCACAATCTTCCGGGCCGCGGTGATGCTGTCGTCGTCGTCGTCCGGCTCGGGCAACTCGGCCTCAACGACCGGTGCCGCCCGCACTTCTGGTGCACGGTAGGCTAGCATCTCCCGGAGCGTGCCAACCAAGTTCTCCTGCGCCGTCAGGAACTCCTCTTTCGTCAGGTACTTCTCCGCCGCAGGCTGCGCGCCCTCGGCTACAACTTCCTCAGCCATTGTAGATGAAACCTCCTAGTTGCTGTTCAATCGCTTCTTCGTCAAGCCCCTGCTCCGCCAACACCCGCCCGTAGAATGTCCGTAAAGCTAGAATTTGCCCCACTAGTTTGCAGTGGGCTTCCCAGTCCGGCGCGTTTATCAAGCTCGCCAATATCTCCTCCCGGAGCGACATCAGTTGTTTGCGGAGGCTGCTCCTGCCCTCCGGGCTGTTCACCCCCTTGCTTTGCCAATCCAAATTGCATATCCTCCTCGGCGGGCAAGAACAACGTCGGGTCCCGCACGATGTCGAACTCACGGAGAAGCCGGTCCACCGCCTCTGTGCCGCCCTTGGCCACAGAGATGGCGAGCTTCTTCACAGGGTCCGGGGTTTGCGGATTGCTCGCGACCATCGCGAGGTCCATTATCTGCTTGTAGTAGCCGCCGAGGACCTGCATTAGTTGGATGCCGTTTTGCTTGTTGGCTTCGCGATTGGAACTCACGGAAGCTGCGGTCATCTCGATTGTGATGCAGTCGTCGATGTCCCGGCTGGACTGCTCCATGACCTGCATCACGAGCTTGGCATCGGTAAGGCCGAGGAGGGTGGTGAGCCAGTCTTTGATGAACTGCTGGCCTTCACCGCCGAGCTTGTACTGCTCCTGCATCCGCATGAAGCACTGCTTGAGGCTGTCAGCCACGGCCTGCTTCATCTCCTCGAAGGCAGGGGCGAAGCGGCGGTTGATGGTCTGGAGAACCCCGGCCATTGTGGCCGCGGGGGTGCGGTGGCCCGGGAGCGTTCGGCCTTGAAAGTTGGTAATGGTCCCGACCCGCTGCTCGGCCATCTGGCGGCTGTCCTGCTCGTACATGAGCGCGGACGGGAAGATGTCGGCCATCTGCAACGCGACTATGTCCCGAGAGTCGTCCACATACAGCGGCTTGTTCGGCATGATTTTGAGCCGGGTGCCCGCGATGCTGCTGCCGTTCTTCACTACGTAGGCGCGGCTATTGGCCAGTCTTGCGTTTGCGAACCGGAAGTTGTGCCAGTCGGAAACCTCCCGCTGGAATGGGCTAACCATCTCCATCACTCCCATGCCATAGAGCGTGTGGGGCTGGAGTTGGTATCGGGCAAGGCTGAACGGCCTGCGGTCGAAGGGGTTGTACCGGAGCTTGAGAATCTTCCCACTCGTCCGGTCCCAAGTGACGAGGAGGTCCATATCCCCCTGCCCTTCCTTCCGGTCGTAGTTGAAGTAGACGAATAACTCGTAGATTTCGTAGAGGCGGACTTCCCCCGGCTTGACCTCGGTGGTCATGGCGATGTCATCCCGCCGCCGTTTGATGGGGCTGACCTTGTCCGTGGACTGGGCCAACTGCCACGCCCAACCCTCCTGCTCGCCGCGGAGTTCCAGTTCCCCTTGGGTCAGGTACATGCGGAAGCCGGAGACGCGTTGGGATTGGATATCCCCATCCGCAGCGCCAGGGACTAGCAAGTCGTCTGGGTCAATGCACAACACCCGGGGGCCGCGGTCCACGATGGACAGGTCGCCGACCCGGTGCATATCCTCTTGCCAGATGGTGTAGAGGATGCCCGTACCGAGTTGCACGTCGTCCATGAGCATGGTCTGGACGGAGTCGCGGAGGTTGGTGTATGGGTCCACCGCGAAGTGGTCGATGACCTTCTGGACCGCCTTGGCGTGGTTCTCGAAGCCCTTGTTCCCTCGGACCACGGCAAGGGGGGAGACGGAGAAGATGAGGTCAAAGCCCTGCGCCATGATGCTCTCGCATTCGATGGCACCCAGAGGAATCTCAATGTTCTGGACCGGGATGATGTCCTTGCTGAACGGCTCCTTGGGCACGCCCTTGTACTGCCGCAGCAACTCCTCCCACATATCCCGGCGTGCGTAGTTTGCGGAAATGCAGTCCTCTACCTCAGCGCGGAGGTAGGATTCGAACCGCGTGTCATTGACCTCGTTACGGACAATGACCTGCGGTTCTTGATACTTAGTGATGACTCTCAAGGCTTACAGCCCCGGGATATGCACTGGCACCCCAAACGCCGCGAACAGCATCTTGAGGGCGATAAGGACCACGACTAAAACCACGGCCCCCATCAGTATCTTTGCGAGTACCGGGAACGGTCCGCCCTGTGGGACCAACCCGATGAGTTGCGTCCCGGCCCACCAGAGGAAGCCGAGAATGACGCAGAGAATGATGAGGCCGATTAACAGGCCAACGATTGGATGCATTGAAACTCCTTACGGTTTCGCTTCGTACTTGAGAGCGGTGGCCACCATGGCCGCATTCGACGCCACCGCCGCGACGGCAGCCGAGTTTTCGATAGCCTTTTCCTCCGCTGCGGAGCCTGCGGGGGCAGCCTCAATAGCCTTCTGGACCTTAACCACGTCAGCGACCACAGGGTTCACCGCGCCGCTAGCTTCGAAACTGGCGCTTTCTGGCCCGTGCTCAATGCCCGACTGGAAGACGGAGACAAATGCCCCAATGCCCAGTGCCACAGCCAACGCCCGGTGCGTCGGGTCGAAGTAGGCGGTTACGCCTGTGGTTAGCCCGGACCACAGGGCCGACTTGAGAACGTGGTAGGTGTAGCCCTGCTGGAAAGCCCGGAGCATAGGGGATAGATTCAGTGACGGTATCTTCATTGCGATTTCTCCTTTATGGTTGCTGCCTGCGCCCGCGCCTCATCCCCACCCGACTGCTGGCCTCTTGCGAACGCCCCCTCTTCCTTAGATTTGAGCAACTCGGTCATGCGCGAGTTGATTTCTATACGATATGATACCACAGCCTTATGGACTAAGTAAAGCCCAATGACCGTGATAATGGATGAAATGGTCTGCCCGAGTATAACGCTCCAGTCCATTACTTCATCAAGACCTTCCAAATCCACTCGCGAGCGAACCACACGAAGACCGCAGAGGCGGCAGTAGACAAGCCAATGGCCAACCTACACATCGTGATGAGGTAGTAGACTTGGTCCTTCAAGCCAATCTTGCCGTTCCCGTAAATCTCTTTATCATGACGGCGGGCAAGCTCCACCGCAATGTCGAGCTTGCCTTGGATGGCAGATAGCTCCCGGTGTAGTTCTTCATCCATTTGGTTAGAAGCACTTCGTGCCGTTAACTTTCCAATTAGTCCCATCACTTTGCACCTGACATTTATTCGCTCCGCCAGAGGCATAAGTGTTGCCGGGGGTACACGCCGAAGTCTCGTCCGAGACGCAGGCGATTTGGCGGATGTCCGAGTTACCCGCGGCTGGGATGGCTGTACCAGCCGCAGAGAAGTAGATGCTCGGGCCGAACATAGCGTTGGCACCAAGCCCACTGGCTGTGATAATCCACCCCGCGGTGCCTTCAATGGCAGAGGTGGAGACGTAGGTTTCGCCTTGGCCGAAGTTGCCAAGGACCCGGGTTGTGGTGAAGCCCCCGGGGGAGAAGAAGCGGTCCGTGCCGGTGACTGTGGGTATGCACTTGTTCGCGGAGGTGTCAACCTTTACCACGATGAAGCGCCGGTTCAGGAACGTGGTGGTGGCCGCGGGCATGGTCACGACGGTGTCCCCTGCCGTAGCATCGCAGGGCAGGAAGTCGTCTTTATTGTCCGGGGCGTAGGGGGTCTGCGCGAAGGTGATGAAGGTGTGGGGCACCAGAGTCCCCGTAAACGCCGTGACCGCCGAGTCCGCAGCCGCGGGGGTGTTGCCCACGTCCACGGTCGTTCCGCAGGCGTGGAAGGTGTTCCCGAAGATTATCAGTTGCTTGCTGTTGGCAGTGCCGCCCGAGGTGACCCGGTCGAAGATGCACGGCGCGCCGTCGGCAAGGTAGTTGTTGGAGATGTTGCCGTCAACAATCGGGTTGCTGTTGCTATTGTCGATGAAGATGTCGCGTTGGGTGGAGGACACGCCCACGACTACGTCCGCGATGTTGTTGCTGGAGATGTTGAGGCGGCGGTTGGTGTAGCGGATGTCGATGCCAACCGCGGAGTTGTCCCGCAGGGTGTTGCTGACGATGCTGACATTACTGGTCGAGCCGGTTAGGTGGATGCCACCTTCCACTGCGTTGTCGATGTAGCCAGTGTGGCTGACGGTGTTACCAGAGACCGTGACGTTCGTGGCGGTCCAGAGGCCGTAGCTGGTCCACACGCAAGTCCCGCCGCCCGCGTTGTCCGTGGTGGTGGCGTTGAGCGTGGTATTCCAAGTCGGCTCGGCATTGCCCGAGGCGCAGTTGGCGTTGGCGACGAACCGGGTGTTCTGGGCGTCGTCGGTCGCCGCCGTGGTGGCGGTAATCATGTCGCCTTGGGAGTAGTTGTGGCTGGCTATCCAGATGTTCACGGGCAGCGCGCCGGACACAGGGTTGGGACCACCGGAAGCTGCGAAGTCGCCGCCCACATTGATGCCGTAGTTGCCCACGACCGTGGCGTTGCCGGTGGTCGCGCCATTGGCCACGTTCCCGACGACGCTGATATCGGTTAGGATTTGGTTGAAGTTGAAGGCCGGAGAGACGGTCAGAAGCATCCGGGAGTTCGTGGAGACGTTCCCCACAATCTCGCACTCAATGCAGTCGTGGACGAGGATGTCCTGCCCGAAGGTCACGTCGCGGATGCGGTTGGCTAGGATGTGCATCCCGCGGTTGTGTTGGTCGGGGCTGGGCAGGGGCTTGCCGGTGTTCTGCACCGCCAGCATCGAGGCGAAAGTGGTGGACGAGGTCCCGAGGACCGTGTTGTGGGAAATCCACCCGGTGTTGGTGTCGATGGCTTGGAGGCACGAGCCGTCGGTGTCGCAAGTGTTGTTCTCGAACCGCAGGCCCTTGGCACCCTGAACCGTGGTGGCGTAGCCCATGTTCAGGAAGTAGTTGTCGTGGATGTAGATGTTGGCGTTGTCGCCGATGGTCACGTTCGCGGAGTTGTCCGTGGAGCCGCAATTGGGCGATGCCGGGTTGGGCACGTCGTCGATGCAGATGGGGGCGTTGCTGGACAGGAACGTAGTGACTGAGACGCCCACAAATTGCAGGTGGTCAATCTCCAGCCCCGTGGTCTTGTTGGTGTAGAGCATCCGGGTGCCCGCGGCTTTCTGGATAAGCTTCGACCCCACGCCATCGCCGAAGATGCGGAAGATGGTGTTGGGGATGGAGACCAAGCCGATGACGCAGCCAGGGTTGGGCGCGCCAGTGGGCAGGCGGCTGGGCACGTAGATTGCAGCGGCCCCTACGGTGTTTGCCACTGCTTGGAACTGCGTGGTGGTGTCGGTCACCCCGTCGCAGGTCACGCCGTAACCGGCGAAGATGTTTGCCACGCCACCGGGTTGCGCGGTGTAGGGGATGGCCGAGAAGCGCCGGTAGTCCACGACCGCGGTAATGGCCCCGCCAGACGTGGTGTACTTGGCGAGGAGTTGCGAGTCGCTGGCCATCGTGGGCTGGGTCACGTCGATACAGTCGGTTAGGTAGTGGGTGGACCCTTGCCGAGTGAAGTTGGGCAGGGAGCCGTTCAGGCCGGACGTGTTCTCATCCATAGCCAGCCAGCAGGTGTTGTTGTTGGGCAGGGTCACGGACCCGGACTCCACGCCACGGTAGCCCGCGTTGTAGGCGGTGCAGGCGGTGGGGGTGTCGGTCAACCCGGCCTGTGTGCTGGCTTGGCAGCCGGAAGCTACGAAGTTCGGGAAGCCCTGCTCGGCCCACCGGTTCGCATCCTCCTTGGTCATGAAGTTGTAAAGCTGCGTGGCCGCGGACGCAGAGATGCCGGTCTGCGGGTTCAAGCCCGAGACGGTGTTGATGGTGTTGCTGTCGTCGTGACCGGTGCCGCCGTGGCCGTCGGGGAGGTTCACAGAGCGTGGTATAGATTGCCCTTGCCCTATGGCGGCGGCGGGGGTGGGTGCGAGGGGAGGAGGTTGGACCCCGCAGCCCAGCATCCCCGCCACCAAAGCTATCACGAGCACCAGCCTGCTAAGCGTCTTCATACCTGCGCCGCAATCCCTTTGACGTTGGCGGTGGACCCGGAGTTGTTGTTGACCTTGAGGTTTGTGGTCGCGCCGCTGGTCAATTTGCAGTCGATGAGAATCATCAAGCCCGAGGCGTTCATCACCAGCCCGGCGTCCGATTGGTTCTGGAACCGGAAGCCCATGACTTGGTCGGCCTTGAGGATGAGAAAGTCGATTTCGGTAAGCGCATCCACGGTGGGCAGGCCCACGTAACTGGCCCCGTCCGCCCCGGACTTTTGCACGCCGATGCCCTGCCACTGGGAAACCGTGAGGCTTCTGGTCAGGGGAAAGCCCGGCTGCATTTGCCCGTCCACGCGGACATGCACTTCTACCTCCACTACTGGCATGGGATTACCTCACCACGGGCGGGTGCTTGTGGCCCATGGGCCGCTTGGCTTTGTCCCGGGTCAAGGGGTGGGGATGCTGCGGGTGGGGGCCGTTAGCATCACACCCCTCGTTCGCGGTCCTGCCGCCGTCGTGCTGAAACTTTACGCGTTCGAGGTTGCCCAAAGGCCGCTGGTAGCCGGAACTGACCTTGTGGGTTTTGGTGTCGGGTTTGACTGGTGTGGTTTCCATTACGGGCAAATCTCCACGTAAACGTACTGGCTCTTCCATTCGATGGAGGCGCTGAGGGTCGTGAGTAGGACACGGAGTTCGAGGTTGAGCGGGCCGGTTGTGTCCACGGTGGACATCGACGGTACGCCGCCCGTCCAGTTCTGCAACACCGCGCCACCGGACGTGCTGCCGGAGGCCGGGCTGAGTTCCCCATGCCCCGTGGTCATCTGCACGCTAGTGGAGTTCTGCTCGGCGACGGTGAACTCGCCGAAGATTCCATGGCCACTGGAGCTTTGAGCTATGTTAGCCGAGGTGCCGAGGTTGGCAATCTGCACGCCGCTCAGCATGGCCCGGATGCGGAGCGTGTCGTTGGCCTGAGCGTTTTGCAGGTAGGTGCCGACGAACTGCACCTTGAGCTTGTGGTTGGTGCCCATCAGGTTGGCGGGCAGGGTCTTGAAGTAGAAGTCCGTCTCCGTGGCGCAGGACACCACATCGGTGACCGCAGCGGTCGTGGTGCCGCAGACGCCGGTCGCCGGGGCCGCGGATTGCTTGTCGAAGAGCGTGCAGCCCGTGGTCCAACTGGCCCCATGGGCTGCCCCGCCTGCTACGCAGAGGAGAAACAAAAGTATTGACGCCAGCCGTTTCATCGCAGGTAAACCCGAAGGGTGCCAGAGCTAAGGGTTTGCAGGATAAACCCCTGCATATTAAAGCTTTTGTCCGGTGCGCGGAACTCGTCCCCGTCGAAGTTGGGGCCGGGGGCCACGGACCGCCAGATTTCCTTCCCGTTCTTGTCCTGCACGATGCACAGGTCGCCGGGAGCGGCGGTGGCGGAAACCCACACCATCGAGTACGGGCGGATTACGTCCGTACTCACGGCGGTGGCGCTGGCAGTGTCGAGTATCCAAACGGGAGGAGTCCCGAGGAAACTGTTAGCCATGGGGCTACCTCTTAATGCTGGGGCGTGGGCTTGGTGGAGCGGTTGATGCCACCACCGCTGGTGACATTCCCGCCGAGGCCCGGGCGCTTGCCGTACTGCTTCACAACCTGCTTGCCGCCGCTGCGGCCTTCGTGCTGGTTGTCGTGCTCCGCGGCCTTCGCTCGGCCCTGTCCTTCACTATCTACGTTCGCGGCCATAGGGGTCTCCTTGAGAGCCAAATTCAACTTTCATCCTAGCACGAACTTCGGCGTCTGGCAAGCCCTGCTCGCGGAGGAAGTCTTCGTAGTCCTGCATGGCGTCACGGGCCATGGATTCGGTGGGGAGGGCGGGGAACAAGTCGATGCAAGCAGCCAACGCATCCACGAGGTCCATGGTCTCGCCCGTGGGGAAGGATGCAAGCTCGGTGCTTAGCTCCACGAGTTTGGTGGAGACGAAAAGCCGCCGTTGGGCGAGCACGGGTTGCAACGTGGTGCGGATGCGATAAATCTTCTTCTGGTGGGTTGGCATCTTCACGCCAACCAGATGAATCCGTTTGCCCCGGAGCGCGGCGATTTGGTTCGTGGAGTCCACGAAGAGGCTTTGCTGCGCGCTGGCATCCACGCCGAACGTGAACGGATGCCAGTCGTCGTTCATCGCGAACACCCGCTCGATGATGTCCTCAGTCTTGACGCGGTCCGCCCAAGAGTCCACGACGAACAGCCGGTTGTCCTGGTCCCGGCAAACCACGACTATGGCGCTGCGCGCTCGGGATTTCTTGAGGCTCTGCTCCCCGCCCGCGGGGTCGCAGAAGGCCCGACGGTCGAGTAAGTCGTGGGATAGGCTGAGTCTTGGCATATCAATGCTTCCTCCCAATGGCAGTAGTCCCAAGCGCCGGGTTCGTCGTAGCCGTCGTCCTCGTTGTCTAGTTCCACTTTCGTAAGAGCCTCACCCCGCCCGGGCCGCGGAGGACCCGGAAGTGCTCCCGGTCGATGGGCGTGTCCTTGGCTTCGGTGTCGTCCAGTAGCTTGGCCCTTGGGCTGCTGGGCTGGAGCGTGGGGGTGGGGCGGTTGTAGAGGTTGGCCGCGTCGGTGTCCACAGGCTCAAGGTCGTCGAATTCGATGTAATCCCCGAGGCGCTCGAAGGGACGAATCAGCGATGGGTCGAAGTCTTGCAGGCTGCTGCCCACGACTGAGTTCATGTAGTTCAGGTAGAAGAGGTCCCCCTTCTGCACCCGCCGCTCCTCAATCTCCTCCATGGTGAACCGCTCGGGGAAGATTGGCACGCCGTTCTCAATGACGGAGCGGATGTACACATCCGTCCGCTTGTCCTTGTCTTGGATGTAGGAGTAGAGGTCGTAGACCGCCCAGCGGGTCCCGAAGATGAAGTTTAGGTAGGTTGCTGGGTCCTTGGACAGGGACCGAGCGGCTTTGTGCCATTCAATGGCCCGGGACATCCCGAGGTCGCTGTTGGCATCCTCTAGCCCTATGAGGTCATCTTCGATGATAACGTCGTAGTGACCGCCCGTGGCAGCCCCTTCTACCCCGAAGCTGGCAAACGTCGGGTCAGGCGAGTCCTTGCTCCGCGGGAGCGTGAACTCAGAGTTGTTCCATGGCACCCGAAGCCGGTTCACATCCCGCCAGAGGTGGTCCGGCCAGAGGGCGTAGAGGAGTTCATTCGTTTCGAACTGTCGGCGTATCCATCCGATTCGGTTCTGGGCCTTGGTAGCTGTCTGCGCCGCAAAGAGAATGTTGGAGTTCCGCCCGTCGAGACCGGGGATGTAGAGGTTGTGGTCCTTTGGCTGGATGGTTAGGTGGATTCCCAAGCTCATGGCCACTGTGGTCTTGAAGTGCTCCCGGGGCATCAGGGCTAACTTCCGCCTCGGCGGGACGGTTTGCAGGTAGGTGCAGAATGGCAGGTGCAAGCCCTGTGTCAGGTCCGTCCAGCCCAACACCGCCTTCGTCATATAGTAGAGGCTCCGTTCCGCTCTCTCCCTCGTCCGCCCCACCCATTCACCCTCCACCACCCCCGAACCCGCCTGCCGGGTCTGATTCCCCGTCCGCACTATCTCCTTCGATAAGCTCGTACTCGGCATCGACTGCCTCCACTTGGCGAACCGCGCCGTCGCCGATGATGATTTGGATTCGTGGGCCAGAGGACTCTTGGGTCTTGGGCAACACCCGTTCCGCCACCCACTTGGCCGCGTTGAATTGCGTGGCTGGGGACTCTCCGCAGTCCATCAGCCCCACCATGGTTTCGATGGCCTTGGGGCCATTGGCATGAAGCCGCGTCTCAAGGTCCTTGGCATGGGCGGACACGAACTTGTCCCGGGCCTTCTCAATCTCCAGCTTGAATAGATTGCTCTTGACCATGACGGCCAAGTGGTCCGGGGTAAGCCCCACCCACTCCGCAACCTCAGCGATTTCGTAGCCGATGGCGATTAGCTGTGCCGCCAGCTTACCTTTGTTGCTGAGCCGCTTGACCGGGGTCCGGTGGCTGGAGATAGCCACGGGGTTCTGCGGGATGTACTTAGCCATTGCCCGAGTCGTCTGGCATCCAGTCGGGCCACTGGTCATCCTGCACCATGTCCGCGACCTCTTGTGCGCGGTTCGGCGTTTGCTTGGCCCAAAGACTGGAAAGCATCTGGTACGCCGCGGTACGGAAGTCGCTGGCTTCCAGCGCCGCAATAGTGGCCTTGAACTTCCTAAACTTCGCCATGCCAAGCTGATAGGCCATGGACAGGATTGCAGCCTTCCGGCAATCCGATAGGGTCTGATACCACCCGTACTGCGTGAGTTCCACCAGCGTTGACCCCACCCGCGCCTGCAATAGCAACTGCGCCTCGGGTTCGGTAATGCCTTCCTCCAGATTCGTGCCGTAGCCGATAGTCAAAACCCCCCGGCTATCCTTGTACGGATGCGCCCGGAAGCCCTCTTGATGCTTGAGAAGCGAGAGCGACTTGTCATTCATGGGTAAACCTCCTACGGCATCATACCATAACGTGGTATAGATTGTCCAGTGCCTGCGGCGCGTCAGCGCCGCCGCTGCGTAGCCTTCCCACCCCACCCAGCCGCCACTGCCCCTCTAGAGGGTCCCACCCAAAAATGCTGCGCGTATTTGGAAACGCCTTCACCCATCAGCGCAGACCCGCTGGGGGGCCTCCCCCCCACGGGCGCAAAAAAAAACCCACGGCGGTGAGGCCGTGGGGTACTGGGCAAAAAAAAGGGCAGGTAGCTTGCCGCTACCTGCCCTTGCTACCTGCCGTGGGGGTAGCGGCTAACAGCCGCTACCCCACTAGCTGCCCTACAGGTCGGAAACCTTGGTCACCTTGTTGCCCTTGCCCTTGGCGGCTGTGAGCGACTCCAAGGTCATAGCCGCCGGCTTCGCTGCCTTAGCCTTGTCCTCCGTCGGCAGCTTCACGTTGAAGCCGTTGGCGACACCTGCCTCATAGAGAGCCATCCGACGGGCAAACGAGATGGGCTTCCGTCGCATACAAGTGATGACCGAGCCATCGGCCAAGTCACGGGCGAAGTAGGCGAAGATGTCCGACTTGGGGACCTCGTATACTGCCGTGCCGTCGGGCCGTTTGCCAGTCTCTTTGAGGGCAAACGGCTTCACCGGTTGGGTGGTCTTGGCTATCTTCAGGATAAGGTTCGCTTCATCCTGCGATAGGGTCACTAGGTCTGCTAGGTTTTGGTTTGCCATTGGGTTTTCTCCCTGCCGCATGTCGCGGCAAGGGCCATTCAAGCACAGGTCGGCAAACGGCCGGAAAATGCGATTTTCCGCCTAGCCAAG